TCCTGTGTTATAAGCTCTGTCCCTGCTGATTCTGCATCATGATTTAATACTAATAACCCGTTAGTGACGTGTTCAAGCTCTATACCCTTGCCATCTTGTGTAAGTAGGGTATCCGCAGTACTTGTAAAAGTCCCTGAAACAGGTGCAGACTCAAGAACGAGGAACAAACCATCATTCTGAGTAATAATTGAATCTTCACCTTGTGTAAGGATTCGGAAACCTGCATCAGTATCAGTATCGCCAAAGCGTCGTCTGATAGAGGTTAAAGAGACTCCAAGTCTAAGGCGGGTTACTGCCATTAGATTCTCTCAGAAATGTATAATACTCCAGATTCTGTAGAGCCAAGAACTGATACAAACTTATCATTGTTTACTGCCGCAGTTTCAAAACCCATAGAGATATCATATGGAACTGTAGCGGGTAAAAAGTGTCCACTCGTTACAGTAGCTGCAACAGTGGTAAGACCGTGTGTTTCAATAAACGCATCTTTAGTAGAATACAAAGTTACTACACGGGTAGAAGATCCAATTTGTTGTGATACGTTAGAAGACGAAGAAGTAAAAGGAACTTGTTGTCCTCCATTATTTTTAAAGCCTAAAACGGGGATTGGATCGTTACCATCATCTCTTGGTTGTTTACTCATGATATTTCCTTTGCCTTTTCTTGGTCTGTCCATGTAGAGTGCCAGCGGTGGCCCGCGCGGTCCATTCTTGCGCGAAGCGCTGCGATATTTTTTTGCCTGTTGTCCCAACTGGATCGAGCAGTTTCATGCCAGCCGGACAACTTTACATATTCAATTATAAAATCTTCCTTTGTTCTGTCCATTTTTAATCCATTAAGTCTTTCATCAGCTTGTCATAATTGTTTACCTGAATAGCAACTTGCGGGCCTTGTGCCGCCTTCGGCTTCAGTGACGTTTCCACTTCTTGTAGATGCTTCATCCAGTCCAATAAATCTTTCTTTGAATAGATCCCAGTCTCGACCGCTTCTTGAATCTTTTGGTCAATAACTGAATTGATTAGATTGATTCGCTTTATTCTATTAAGATATCCTTGAGTAGCAAAAACAGAATCAATATAGTTTTTGACCTCTTTCTTTTCAATTACTGCGGTCACGCGATCTTCGCTGATACCATATTCATCAGCTATTTCATTAACCCCTTTACCTGCTAAGTAGTCATTCGCTAATGCTAAAACCACAGGGTCTAGAGCAGGAGCTTCCAGAGTTTTGTTAAGTGCGTCTACCGAAGTTGTTACTGATGTTGTCATTTAGTTCTCCACGTCATATGTAATTAATATTGTTAAGTCAGCTACCTGATAAGGTCTCATGAGTCCCTCATCGCCATCTACTGTTACTACTTGAGTCATTTCCACAGCGTTCGCACGTTGTGCGTCAGTGAAAGTATTTATTGCGTCTTCTACTTTACGGGTGATTAGATCTAATTCGCCTATCGATCTATCATATATATACAAACGAAGGGAAATCTGTAGAGTAGCCATTTTACGGCCCGATCCACGATGTTCACGAGATTCCTGACGCGCTACAAAAGTGATTGCTGGAAAGTCATTAAGCTCGTCCATATATTTATATGCTTTAAACACCTGAGAGACATCGTCTGACAGCTGAGTTTCAAGGTGTGATTTAAATGCGTTTATGATGTTGGTTCGTCTGGCCATATTTGTCCTATCACTTCCTCGACAGAGGAACAGCTTTGCTGTAGCTCATAGTATTTTGTAGACTTACGTTGCTGAAAAGAGTACCAACGTAGTATATATTTTTTTGCTTTCATATCATCAATTTCTAAAAAGTTATCCTCAAACCATTCCTTGAAGCTATCAATAGTTGGTAAAGTAATATTTAAACAAGGATTATATGATAGAGCAGTTGGAATGTAACTAGGATGTAAAGGACATAGAATGTCCAAGCACTGATGACCGTCTTTATCAATGGGAATTTTAGTTTCATCATACCCTATTGGAGGATTTCCTCCCCAATAATAGTTGCCTAACGATTCATCCATTCCCTGCGTTATATAAACTAAAGGCCCGTACTTGTAGATTTCCATTTCTTTCCTCATAAAATTTTTTTAAGATTGACTAAAAAACCAATTTACTATTCAAGTCCTATTATAGATCTCCCTTTAAGGGGTGTCAAGTTATTACCTGCATTTTCGAAAATTCCCGGATCGAGGCCGTGTGAGGGTAAGCAGACAGGGCAGGAAACTGCAAGTCCTGCTAACCGCCCTACCTAGCCGGCCGCAGGCCGATTTATTCAATGATTACAATAACTTACGGGACATTACCCGCGAAAAAACCCAATGATTACAATAGGTTACAGGAGGTTTAAGGCTTATGGGGGGCAAAAGAACAAACCGTGAACAGAATGACACAACTGTTCTATATGCGACTGCGACACACCTAAAAACGACACGCTACCTTTCCACAATGTGGGATGGGACACACCATCTAACTCATTGATTACATTGCGTTTTTTATTAGGGGTTTACCTTTGCGTTCGGATATGTTATAATAGGATATAACCAACTAACTAAAGGACTACAAAATGACTATCAAAAATATTCTCATCTTCGATTTAGACGGAACAACCATTGATTCCTCGCATCGTCAAGCTACAAAAGCTGATGGCACTCTTGACCTACAAGCTTGGTTTAAGAATGCTACTCCTGAAAAAATCCATGATGACAAGATTTTGCCTCTTGCTCAGCAAATGCATAAGCGTTGCAAAGCTGGTGACTACACCATCATTTGCACAGCAAGGACACTGTCCTTTGCAGATTATGAATTTCTACAGGAACACGGTTTATGTGTTGATAAAATTATCTCTCGCCCAAAGGGTAATATGACCCCTGATGGTGAGCTGAAAGCTAAACAGCTTTCATCACTGTTTAACCTTAAACAATTCAAAAACCTTAACAAGGTTATGTTTGATGATGCGGCTTCGGTTCGCTCTACACTTCGCAAGATTGGCATTGCTGTCATTCATCCTAACAAAATCCAAGAAAGGGTTTAATCATGTTTATATTTGTTACATTCGCAACATTGCAAATCATCGCGGGCCTTTGCATGGCTGTCTTCGGTGTGGCTCTTGTTGAAAGTCCTGACCTTATCACAGCTTGCATCGGCGGGCTAATGGCTACCATCGGATTGCTTGTTGCTATTACATTTTCAATTCTTATCGCTAAAACTATTGACAATGGAGAATTTTAAAATGAATATCATTGGATTTATCGGAACCATCGGAGTCATTGCACAAATGGCGCTTCTCTCTCTTGGATATGCTCCTGCCCTTGCTATGTTCACAGGGTTAATTGCTTCAGCTTGTTGGGTTGCATATGCTGTTAATAAAAATGATAAATGGCTTCTAGCTGTTAATATGTCAGTATTCGGGTTTGCAACCTACGGTCTAGCATTCGGATAGGGTGCGACACTCTGCCACACCTTCAACGCTTTACTATCTCACCCCATTATGTTATAATGGGGAAACAACAAAGGAAAATAAAATGACTGTTCAAAAAAATGCTTATATCGTTCTTGATACTGAAACGTCTGGCTTCACCAAATTAGTTTTTGATTTTGGTTGGACTACTATTGACAAGCGCGGAAATATTCTAGGCGAGGGTGACTATAATTTCTTGGACGTTGTCGCTACTGAAAAGCCTTATTTCTGGAAAAAAATCTCTGGATATGCCAAGCGTCAGCGCAAGGGTGAACACAAGGTAACAACCTTTGCAGTTGGTCAGCGTCTTTTCAATATGCACGTTGCACACCTCAAAGCGCAAGGCTATCGCGTTATCTTATGCGCTTACAATGCCGCGTTTGACGTTCGCGCTCTTGGCATCACGTCCAAGCGCATGAAATGTTCAGATAAGTTTATGCGTCATTCGGTCGAGTTGCTGGATATTTGGGGAAATTGGGCTTCATCTGCTCCCAAAGCATACACAGCCCCACCCACTGCCAGCGGCAAGTTTTACTCGACAAGCGCAGAAAATGTTTACAAGTTTGAAATGCAAATGCCTGACTTTATCGAGGCGCATACAGCCAAGGCAGATACAAAGATTGAAGCAGAAATATTGCTCAAGATATTACGCCGCAAAAAGCGGTTGCACATTGTTACAAATCCGCGTGATTTTCAAACGCGCATTTGGGAAAAATTCACCATTGACGGAAAGGCTATAGCATGATTAAAAAATACGAAACCCACGGGCAAGATGGTTGCGATGATTGCCAATGGATGGCATCTGAGACAGATGGGGAAATCCTCATCTGTCCAGAATGTGACTTTGATGAACAGGATGGTCAACCTGATGCGGCTCAAGAATGGGCCGACTTCGACCCAGATTGTTAGAAAGGAAAAATTATGTTTTGGCATTTTCTCGAAATTATTAGAACCGTTGTCCCTTGCGCTATCTTAATTATTCAGCTTG